GCACTGAATAGCCGGTGGGAAGTCCTGGTGAGTTGGATGCGATAGACACAACACCTTTGAGTTTCTCTATAGCCATGAGCCCCACAATAGCGGAAACCCCCACCAGTCATAAGGACCGGCAGGGGTTCCTGCTTGGTAGCTTTTCAGCCTTATGGCATCAAGAGTGCCTTGATGTGACTGCTGCCGTTGGCCACAGCTGCGCCCAGACGGTAGGTGTACCTAAAGCCGGTGATGTCATTGGCAAAATATGCCTGATCGCTCACGGCCACCGACAGGCCCGTTTGGACGATTTTCACGCTCGGCCAATGTCCAAAGAACACTGGCTTGGTTCCGGTAGCAATGCTGGCCACGGCCGGATTAACTATCACTGGGATGCCAAGGATGGTCGAAGGACCACCAGTGACAACATCCAGGATGTATTGTCCATCCGATGTCTTGAGCTTGCGAATCGCACCCAGCGTGGAGTTGTTTACCATGTAGGCTGCGCCTGGGAGCTGGCGAACCAGTCCATCAGCGGAGAACTGCAGGTCAATCAGCTCGTCAGCGGTAATGGCCGTAGCGGTACCAGCGGTACCACCAACACCAGCAACAGCGGTGACAGCAGCGTGGACAACAGCGTTGACTCGCGTACCGATGGCATTGCCGGCCTGTTCAGAAAGGCTGTTCTCCAATGGGAACCCAACATCTGAGAGAAGCTCATTTGCGATCTTCGATATGAAGCCCTGCTTTGCCAAACTAACGAGCAGTGAGGAGTAGGTTCCTTCAGATTCGGAGATAGCAGAACCAGCTGCAGACTCGGTTGCGGTGGGGTAAGCGGTGACCACAGGAATCCGCAAATCCTCGCCAGAAGTACGGTTGAAGACCTCAGAGGTCTCAAGGTACGGTCCAACCAGGCGTGCAAGGCTGTAAACGCGGTCCAAGAACGAAACTGGGACAGTGTTAGCCGAAGGAATCAGCGTGGCGCGCTGTTCAGTACCGAAGTAGTGCTCGCGGATCTCTCCACGCGCCATAGCTCTGAAGACCTCGACATCGGAGCGAGCCTCAACAGAAGGAGCGAAACCGCGAGAAGCTACAGAAGCCTCAAGAGCGCGCTCTTCATTGCGGCGTGCAACCTCAAGCGCTTCGTCAGCGCGAGTGATATCAGCCTCAATACGGTCAATTTTTTCTAACTCAGCCTGGGAGATTCCACGCTTGTCCTGCTCGGCCAAATCCAAAACTTCACGGATCTGCATGGTCAGGTTAGCGCGGACTTCTTCCTGAGTCTTGATGAACTCAGACATGTAATGTCCTTTCAATAATGATTGTGATTGTGTGGTTGCGCTGCGGTGGTGACACTCAACAGCTCTCAGCAGCGGTAACGCACAAATCTGATACTTAAATAGTACCAAGTAAGGTGAGCCTTACTGCTGGAAAGAGAAAACCCTGGCCAGCCGAAAGGGGAAACTAGCCAGGGAGAAACTCGCTAACGCTGTTCAACAGCCCCAAGAACGCGAGTCTCTTTTTCTCGCTGCTGAACTGTACCCTGAACAGGGCTCACCCTCTTTGGTGTATCAGCAGGATCCTCATCCAAAGCGACAATGGCATCAGCGAAAGCCCCAGCCATGTCCCTAATCACACCAGAGACAGGATTCCCTGCAACATCAAGGATGGCCTGTTCAATGTCGTTCCTGGAGGCCATTAGTAGCCCATCAAAAGTTGCAGCTTCTTCTTCTTCAAAGCCAGCATCTCTAAACCATTGTCAAGCTGTCCAGGTGCCTCAACCGGTGCAAGCTTGTCCAGGACAGTCGTGATCAGGTTGCGGTCATCAGTGGTGATGTCCTCACCGTTCTCAATCTTCAACAGAGCATCAGCAAGAGCATCAGCATCAACCTCTGCGCGCTTTGCAACCTTGTCCAAACCTCGAACCGCTGTGGAGCCTGCTGTGGCTGGGTAGGCAGGGAATGACACAATGCTTACCTCCCTGAGAACTACCTTCTTGAGAGTCCTCACAGAGCCGTCAACAGACCACTCATCGCCACCGCGTGCAACAGTGAAACCAAAGCTCATAGAGTCAACGATTCCTGTGGAGACAAGCTCGCGGACATCATTGCCGAGAGTAGTGCGTGGCAGGACTGCGTGAACATACAGTCCCCTGTCATCTTCTGTCAGGCGAAGATTGCCGGCTCGAGTAGATCCGAGCACCTGCCCTGTGTCATGGTTCCACAACAGTTTGATGTCGTTGCGGTTGCGCAAAGAACCTCGGAAAGCTCCTGGCTCGATCCGCTCAATGAAAGGCAAAGGCTCACTGTCACTGTTGAAGACTGCAGCGTAACCAGTGAAAGTCATGCCCTCCGGTGTTTCACGCAGTTCAAACTGTGCTGGATTGATGCGTGTTTCCATCTTGCTCAATGCTTCGCCCTTCGCTCGGCCCTCATTCTCTAATTCTATCGCGCCAATAACACCGTCTGCATAGTCCATAGCGCGTTGCGCAGACCGCCTTGTGGTGCCTCCACCCCAAAGTGCAATAGCGACAACACCAGGACTAGGGAAGTCATCACTAGATGGTGAGGCTGCTGGTGCATCAAAGTCCACCATGTGCCTTGCAAGGAAAGCTCTGATGCGCACCCACTTGTCAGCTGTGACCGAACCATCAGCCATAGCCCTAGCTTCACGCACTGTTGCAGGCATCAAACCGTCACCAGACAGGCCAGCCTCATGCCATTGCAAACCCCTCCGAGCGCTTGCACGCATGTAAGCCGGTGGAGTCAAGTCAACCTGGCGAATCTCAGAACGCTCATCCAGCCGGTCAATCAAAGTAAGGGTGCTGAATCTGTGACCGACAAGAGTGTCAGTGGGATTCCACTCCATCATGCCCTCATCGTTCTCAGACTCACGCCACACCCTGATAAGCGCTGCAGGGTTGTCCTCAGAACCATTGATTACAAAGTCACTGTCAGGCACATTGATCTGACCGTCAATCACAATCCGAGTTATCTGGCCCCGAGCCATACCACCTGAAGAGTCCCACTCCACAAAGTCACCAACAGAAAGCTCACCAGGTTCAGCCCTGTCCTCACCCTCAACATCAGGCACCTCATCAGTGGCCAAAGCAGTAATCCCAAGAGCGCGGAACCTCTCGCGGTTCTCAGGATCATCATCAATCGCCACCATCACATTCAAAGTTTCCAAAAGTCTGCGAGCAACAGCTTCCTTGAAGTCCGGTGTCACAGTGTTCACGCTCGGTTGCATAATCAGCTGGTCAAAGTCAATATCTAAAGAGTCAAGCTCGGTCACAGTTTCTTCCCTGCGATCTTCAGCGCGGCCAGTCACAATGATGACCTCAGTGTCATCGAAAGACTCCACATAGTTCACCACGCGGTCATTGCGCATACCATCCACAATGAGAGTGCCGTCAATGTCCACAATGACAGCTTGCGGTCCAGAGTCAAGGCGCTTCTCAGAGCGCTCGCCCTCAAAAGTAGAATCCTCAGACAACGCAATCGCCACACCCTGGTCAATCGCCTCATCCTTCGTGGCATGACAGCCCATAACTTCGCCATCCTCTTTCACAGTCGCATACTCGCCCACAGCACAGCCAGGATTGTTCTCTTCAATGTAATAGGGAGCCATTAGTCAACCTGTCTAATATCCAAAACGCCCACGACAACACCAGCTGGGTCCGACACCGCGAAAAGTCTGTCACCTGGTCCCAGTTCAAATTGGATTGTCTCGCCTGGATCAATGTGTGGCGCGTTAGTAGTGCTGACAGCGGAACCACCATAGAAAATGTAGTTGTTGTTGCTCTTGACCATGTTGTGCAAGATTACATGGTGAGGCATGTTGTCATGGCCGACAATCTCAGTAGCAGCTGTGCCAAGCGTGACCTGGCGATGTTCTAAAGGCATTACTGCACCTCATCCTTGTAAGCGCTGTCCGGATTCTCTGGATCTACTTGTGCCACGCCCTGCAACTGCACTGAAGGCAAACCAGTGTGAGCAACCGGTGGCAAACCAATCATCTCCATAGCCTCAGCAGGACTAAAGCCGGCAAACACTAGATCGCGTACCATCTGGACCTTCTCACGCTGTGCTCGCACACCAGACTCAGACAAGTTCACATTAGCCAGAGGCACGCGCACCTGCGTAGCTGCTTCGCCTTCCTGAGCTTCCAGGTCTTCCCAGCCCCGAATGTCGTTGATGGTGAGGAAGCCAGACTGGATGCCTGTGGAGTAGGCAGAGAATCTTGACTGAATATCTGCTCGCAGAAGACCATTCATGTTGAAGCGCAAGAAGGCATCAGCGCCACCAGGGTAGCGAGACATTAAAGGAGTGAAAGCTTCCTCCAGAAGAGTCGTGTATGGCCTCAAGGTGTGAGTGACGAATCCGAGCATATTCTGCTCCACGCTGGAGTAGGTATTTGTGCCTGGCAGATTCAGCATGTGAGAAGGGATACGCCAAATCCTGGCAACATCCTCCACAGCCATCCGGCGAGCCTCAAGCGCCTGCGACTTCTCGGGATCTGCCTGGGTTGCTTTGAAAGTCGCACCACCAGACAGGATTCCAGTTCGGCCAGACTTTCTCCAGCCCTTGTGAGCGTTGTCGAAAGAGTTGCGCAGAGACTCTGCCTGCTCCTGAGTCAAAGCGTTAGGGTACTCGATGACACCTTGAAGTGTGGTCGAATTGCCGAAGAAATTGGCAGCGTACATCTCAAGACTCTTACCTAAAGCCAGATTCTCCTTCATGGCGTTCACTCTGGAAACACCGCGAATTGTTCCAGGCTTCAAAAGGTCAGGGATATAGATGACTTCCTCGGAGCTCAGAGGCTTATCTTCACCGACAACAGTGAACATGAGCCGGCCCAATCCATTCCTGGAGACCTCCACCTGATGCGGATTCAACACCACAAGGTTCACGATTTGGCCTGCCCTATTGCTGAAAATCCGTATAAATGCGTTGCCATCAATCAAAAGACTGACAAGAACGCTCTTATAGAAAGTGCTGTGGCCAGGGAAGTTCACATCAGGCTGTGCA